ATAGGCCTGTCAAATAAAACCATATGATTAGTTTTTGGTTTTACAATAAACATTTCTTGTCCCTCTAATGGTTCAAAGTCCGTGTCTAGTATTCGTCGTCCAACAATATACTCTTGGTTGGGTAGTAAAATTAAATCTCCCCTTTCCATTTTAGGGTCTATATATAAATATAAAATATGTGTGTTTAATGGAAACTCTTTTATCATTTCTGGATCTTCAGAATTGTATTTAGAACGATCAATTTTTGCTTGTAGTTCATTAGCATCAACATGGAATAACGTTGCTTCTGTACTATCTCTAACCCAATACTCTACATGGTTGTCGTAACCAATAAGGTTTCTTATAACTTCTTCTAAATAATTTCTTGGCTTTTCTGTTTTCCTAGCAAAATTATATGTAGGTATATCAGCAAACCTTTCTAAACAAAGTTCTTGTAGGTTGTGCAAAGTTCCTGCATCTAAAACATTTTTAGAATAGTATATGTGGTCCATTATTCTTTCATAGCATACGGATCTGTTGACAGCATCCGTTGTTTCTTGTCTGGCTTTTTACCCAAGATAATATCTTCCATGTTTTTGTGAAGATAGTTTGCCATTTGCCCGACTACATTATCTTGAGATAGTGTGTCAACTAATTCTTTCAAGGGCTCACCGTGTTGCATGCATCTGGATATTAGTTTGCCTGATGCTCTTAGTTCTCTGTCTAAATATGAATCTGTTGGTTTGAGTTTAATCCAGAATGCCATAGGTGTGACGCCCGTATCACTTGCCACATAATCTAGAATACCCGTCACGTTACGCTCATCAATTGGTAGCGTGAAAGTTGCACTCATCATCCTGTCCGGAATCTCTTTTCTCACTTTAGTATTATCCTTAATTAAACTCATTTTTATGTGCCTCGATAAATTGATACAAAGAGATGTTTACCTCTTTGACCTGTTGTATCTCTAACCACATCGTTTCAATAACAGTGTACATATTATACATCGTTACAATAGATGCAATCATTAATGCCACCCCCATAGCTAAAATTACCCACACAAGCAAATCGCTAGTGGACCATTCTACTTTGATCTTCAAGTCTTTCATATGCCTTAGCCTTTCTTTTCTCAAATAATTCAAGTATTTTATTCTCCCAAATGCGTATCATCTGTGGATCTTTTGTTCTTTTCATAGCAATTAATATATTATTAATTCTATTTTCTAATTTCTTCATTTTATTACTTCTCTGTAGTGTAAAAATAATTGTATTTGCCAAGACCCTTTAAATGGAAACCTGCCGTGTTCGTATTTAGAACCCTCGTATATTAAAGCATCACCTGCTTCTAAATATATAGGTTTTTTTTCTAAATATATTGGCCAACATTCAGGCGCATCATACCCCATACATATTGTTGCAGACCATTCGTACTCAGTCAAATCGGTGTGCCAGTCTAACTTACAATCTGGACCATATATCCTGTAATAAGATGTTATAGGAACCAAATCAAAACCAACCGTTTTTGAAATTTTTTCACAACAAAATATCAACAAACTATCAGCAAGTGCATCGCCATATCTTAAATCAATACAATGCCCAACTGTTGATTCGTACACTGTTACACGTTGACCATCGGCTGCTTTAGGTCTGTTTCTTTTTGCCATAATTAAACTATACTCGTAAAATACTTTTAGAATATCTTTTCCAATAAAATTTCTAATTATATGGCTTCTCCCGATTTCATCCATCTAGGTTCTATGCCTCCTTCTATATTTTTCCTGCATTGATTTGCTGGTAACCATACAAACATTTGATTATCGCATTGAGCGCAGTCATACGGTTTACCTTGCACTACAATATAACCATTGCCCTTACAACGAGGGCAAATAGCTTTAACCTTTTGATCGCCCGTTAGATCTACCATTTCTCTTTTTTATTTCTTTCTCTAGTAAAAATTCTATTACTTTTTGTACGCTCACAGGCACTTCAAATCTTTTTTGTGCTAAAGCAGTCAGTTTAGAATGCGTGTCCATTGACACAGAAACTGATTTAAATTTACTTATATCCGGCATTTTTGTCTCCTTATTATATTATTATATGGGATTATATAGAGCAAATATTATATTTGACAATAGTTTATTTTAATTTATTTTATAGGTATCCACATCTTTTGGCGTCCAGGTGTTTTCCCTTAATTTTTCCACTTGGACGTCATTTCTTTATAATCCAGGGTTCTTCTAGGAAATTAAACACAACTTTACCATTGACGTATTGTGTATGTTTAGTTTTGCAGGTTAGGCACTTGTATACACGGCCTGGCTCCTCTTTTGCCCTAATGAAAGGGACATATTCGGTACATCTATCACATATACCCAATATAATCTCAATATTGTAATCATTACTCGCCAACTATTCCTCCCATAGAAAAACGTCTACGACCCATAAGTTCTTTTATCCACTCATCCTCAAAGTTTTGTAGATTTTCTTTTAAATAATTATCTTTCCATTTTATCAAAGACAACTGACTAAGTCTATAATCATGGTTTTCTGCTTTATGGTTTAAAACCCATTCTGGTCTTTTTGTTTGAAAGTATTGTGGAAACAAAGCATATCCAATCATAGTGTGTATGCTACAATTTATTTGCATCCCTATATCGGTCCAATGTTGAGCTCTGTTGTGCGTCTTTCCTGCAGGTAATAACCTTCTTCTTATTTTATCTTCCATACCTAATTCTTTTAATCTTTCTGTAGTAATTTGAAATCTACATTCAGGATAACCACTCTTTCTTTTGCTAAGTTTTACAGGAACTCTTTTGTCTCCTTTTTTACTTTTTACTTTTCTTGAAATCCATGGAAAGCATTTAGTGCCATATTCTTCTGGGTTATTTTCAAAAGGTGGTAACATTCTGTAACCTTCTTGATTTGGTCCTTTGCCTTTTAAAAAATATGCACCACTCATGTGTATATGAAATTTGTCTTTTTCTATCATCCAAAACTGAGCATCACATTCAGCGCCATTACCGTGTCTTCTGGTAACAGGTATTTGACTAACGTCTACGACAACATCAGAAAATTTTTCATGTAAATTGTTAACAGGTATGAGAGGTATCATTTTATATCTCCCCAATTTTCTCCTTTTTCGTAGTCGACTTTGTTCGGTACTTGTAACTGTACCGCGTCTTCCATAATGTTAATAATTCGCTCTGACTCTTGTATGCTTGATACTGAGATATCAAGTTCATCATGAATTTGTACATGGGGTATTATTCCTTCCTGGTATAGCGCCAACATAGATTGTTTTGTCATGTCAGCAGCTGATCCTTGTATTAGTTTGTTTAATGCTTTGTATGTAAAAGCTCGTTTAATCCCTGGTCCATGCTCCCTGAGTGCATCTGCGTGCTTCAGTGGTTTCTTGATACCAAAACCATGCGGCTCCCACATATCAAAGTGACATAGTCTTCCCCCAATCGTTCTAATCTTACCAGAGTCATCGGCACGTCGCGCCACTGCTTCTGATAACATTTTTACAAAAGGCGCTCGCTGATGATACGTCTTCAATAGTTTCTCAGCTGCGTCTTTCATAAGTCCTAGTTCTGCCATAAGTTTATTCTTACCCATGCCATACATAATTCCTAAGTTAATTGTCTTTGCTTGTTTACGATCAATGCCGGCCATGTCAGCGATCATCTGGTGAAAGTCTGCACTGCCATCGTTGTATGCATCGACAATAGTTCCTGTGCCTTCCAATCGCATCAATGATGCAAAGTGCACTAATATTCTTGGTTCTTGTTGGCTGTAGTCAAAACAACCCCAAGTGTGTTTCTCTTCTGGTATAAATAAACTTCTAATCAACGGTCCGAGATGCTTGTGTCGTGCTGGTATTTGCTGGAGGTTTGGATTGTTATAACTGAACCTGCCGGTAACTGTACCGCCCTGGTCAGATCGTATTTGATTTATCTCTGCGTGTATGCGGCCGTTGTGTTCGTGTTTGAGTATCGTATCTATAAATGTTGTATTAGCTTTGTTAATCTCTCTTGCTTCGTTAATTAGTTTTGGTAGCTCAGCTGGATGTGTAGCAAGAAAGTTTTTTGTAAAGCTTGGTGCACCTTTCTCTGTCCTGTCGTATGGTAGTTTTTCTTTGTCAAATGCTTTGGCAATAGAAGCTGCAGCCCAAATCTCTACGTCAAAACCTGCTAACTTATTTATATCTCTCATTAAATTTTTTTCTGTTTCCTGTAGTTGTGCCTTGACTGACATAGCTTTTTGTACATCTACACGTACACCTTTAAATTTCATATCAACCAGACATGGAAACAAATTAGTCTCTAAATTAAATACGTCCCACAGATCTTGTTTTGATATCTCATGCTGTAGTGCATGCCATAGTTTCAATGTCATCTCTGCGTCTTTCTCTGCATACTCACCTACAAATGGTGCAGGTAATCTCCACATCTCTGCTTTTGGATTGACACCAAAGTCTTTTGCAGCATCCTGTAAAAGTTTTTCATTCTTACGCATGCCAATATAATCTTTACCAACAGAATCTAATGTGTAACTAAATCTGTTCTCATCAATCAAACTTGCAGCAATCATTGTATCAATGATGCCACCGTTTATGTGAAAGCCAAGTGACCTAATCCAGGATACATCGTACATGGCATTGTGAAATATTTTTGTAGCTGTGTTTTGTAACAGTTCTTCAAACCAATCTAGAACTAATCCTCGATCCATGTTCCCACCACCTTCATGCGCGATAGGAAAATAGCCGGACCAACCTTCGACCGCAACGGCTATGCCGACTATCTCCCCGTCTCTTCTTACCGAACCTGATCCCATTGTGAGCAGGTTTGGATCTCGTGTTTCTAAGTCAATAGCTATCTCACTATGACTAGATAAATCTGGTAATCTGTCTGGTGGTACCCACTCTGTTTCTGGTGTGAAGAGTGGCTGTTGTAAAGTTCTCACTTATACTCTTCCTTAAGTTTATTTATAAACCAAATAGCTTTGTCTAAATCTTCTAGTGGTTTACCTTTATGCTCGTGGCGCCAGATGTATTTTATAGCGGAGCCTTGTAGATAATATTTAAAACCATCGCCTTGACATGACTGGATCGCATCGATGCAACCGATGCCACCTTTGTTGTAATGTGATGGAAAGTTTACTGGGTCGTGTTTTTTAGAAGACATAGCACCTCTCATAATTTTTTGGTTCTAGTATATGTAAAGATTTTTTTGCTCGTGTTACAGCAACGTAGAATAATCGGTGTAGTTCATCTGGATTAATATCATTGTTGTCAACAGCAGATTTAGTAATATCAGGAAGAATGAGTACATTGTCAGCTTCGCCTCCTTTAGCGGCATGTATTGTTGATAGAGTTATGCGTGGTGTTTGTGTAATCTTTTCGTCGTTAGCTAGCATATTTCTTATATAGTTTTCTGTGTCTACGTCCAGGCCAGCAAACGCTTTATACCAAACATCATCTGTTTGTAATCCATGTTGCTCCATACATTCTGCGATGTAGTATCCTTCTTCATTCTCGTTTAATGTTTTACCTGTCCTATAACCCTTTGTAACATTTTCTCCCAGATATGCATAGACATTTTTTATTGATGCTACAGGTAGTAAATGCTCCATTGAACGCCATTTTTCCCAAGTTTGTATGGCTAATAATAAATCTAATTTGATAGAGTTCTTGTGTTTGTGAGAATAATACCAACCCTGCAGTTCACATAAATCTTTTATGTCATCTAAAAAATAATTTGCACTTGACAATACTAACCACTCTCCTTGTGACATGTCTACTTGTGTAACATCAGAATATCTTGTTAAGTCACCCATCTCTTGTCTAGGCATATATTCTTTGTCGTATCTGTTAGAAACATTTCTAATAATTTTTTGTGACAACTCATGTATTGGCCCACCAGGTATCCGGTAAGACTGTTCTAGTGTGTCTATCTGATCTACTTCTTCTTTAAGTGCGATAAAAGTATCAACATCAGCGCCAGCCCATCTAAATATAGCTTGATCGTCATCCCCAGCAATGTAGGTCTTGTCTGCTTTCGACCAAAGAGTCCTGACCATTCTCCATTGCAAAGGTGAGAGGTCTTGTGCTTCGTCAATAAATAATACGTCGAAAGTTGGTGAAACATCTTGCTGAATAAATTGTTCCAACATGTCATCATAGTCGTATAATCCTTTTTCTCTCTTATACTTGTTAAGTTCTTGATCTAAAAGATATAATAAATCTCTTTCAATGTCCATATGGTGCTCGTTTTTGTCGTACAGATCTAAGACGGGCATTTCTAAAACTCGTGCTTTATTAATTAATCGTAAGTATTCATTGTCAGAATTAAATACGCCATCCTCCTCACTGTACCATGCTGTCTTAATAGGTATGCCACACTTTAAACCAAAGTCTCTGTAGTCTGAATGTTTCATCACACGTTCTTTGTTCATGCCTAAAGTTCTAAATGCAAGAGAGTGTAGAGTTCTAAAGTATGGTATCTCTTTTTGGTCTATCATAAATTTTTCTTCTGCTCTATGCGTTGCCTCCCACGCAGCTTTCTTTGTAAAAGAAAAGTATCCTATCTTTTTTATATCTACACCGTTGCGTAAAAAATCTTCTACTAAATTTAATAGTGTTGTTGTCTTACCTGTGCCTGGTGGTCCTAGTATTATTGTTTTCATTAGAATGGTGACTCCTCGTATTTAACTTCTGATATTTCTGGTTCCTCATCATTCTCTAGTTTCATAGACTTAATAC